GACTCAATACATAATTTAATGTAGTATTCAGTGTCCATAAAAACTGATAATTCTTATCAGTACCTTTATTCGATGTCTCACCATCTAATGTACCTAACCATATTTCATCGGGTAAATCCATGCAAGCATTCAAAACACTAAATACTAAATTTCTACCCGCAACAAATATTGGACCCTCAGTACGACCTGGTAATTCTTTCGGTTCGCAGCCTGGTATATTCATCCAATCTACATTTCGTATTTGAACAAAATCTGGTAATGCCCGTATTTCTTCTTCAGAAACAGTATGATGATAATTCCAATATATAGGTACTACATCATCGTTAGGATACTTACTCTTAGCCCAATGATATAATACGAAACTGTCTAATCCACCACTATACAATATGACAATTTTCTTACTCATATGTGTTTATTTTCGAAATTTCTCTATTTGCTAACATATCACATTCTCGTTTAGCATCTTCAAAAGTCATTTGTATTGGTGGCGTCTTCTGAGTAAATGCGGAGGCGCCTTTTAATGCCCCCTTTAAACCCAACTCTCTAGCAATTTTTAAATATCTTATCGCGTCAATGACTACACCAGCCGAATTGGGGCTATCCTGTACGGATAATTGCGCATCCAAAATTACTGGGGCATTCCCAAACCCTTCTAATTCTAAACGGAAATTTGCTATTTTATTATCTTTGTAATATTTAATATACTCTGACGGTCCGGCGTGTAAAAATGAATCTTCTAGCGGAATATTGTATATAGTATTCTGTGAGCGAATTACGTTCTCCTTACTGATTTTTTTAGATTGTAGCCGAGTTTTATCTTCCATATTTAAAAAATCAGTATTACCGCCCACATTACGCTGAATATGGCATTTAACTTTATGGCCACGAGCAAATGCCAATTCTTGCAACATTTGTGATAGTATCGACGCACCAAATTCACTCTTCATGTCATCTCCGACAATTGGTATATTCGCATTGAAGAATTTCCTTTCCCAAATTGGATCTGAGGCAATAAATACCGGAATGCAATTTAAAAAACTAATATTGGTTTCTAAGCAAATTTCCGCCCAAAACTCGGTCGCCTTTTGACTTCCTACGGGAAGATAATTGATTAGTATCTCGACATTTTTTTCCTTTAATAATGCTATTATATTTCGTTTAAACTCCGAAAGTATGGTCGCATTAACATTTTTAATTCTATTGTAATCAGTAGTATTTCGCAATTCTTCGGATACTAAAAATCTGTCGTCTTCCGGATACGAATCCATTACTAATGCGTAGCCATCTAATACCGGGCTGGTATATACTATATTCGCATTTTTGATATTAGGATTAAATACGTACGTACAATTGGGCTTCTGAAATATCGCATCCTTTATAGGTAAATTTATTTTCCGTTTATCTATATCAAATGCTACAGAAATATTAATATCTTTTGCTTCATATCCACCTATAATAGGTTTCATTAAACCTGTAATGTCAGTTCTATTGGCATAGTATTCTATCCCTTGTATTAAGGATGATGCACAATTTCCCAGACCTATAATTCCAACGTTAATCATAATATGACTTTGAGTTATATAAATTCGTAAAATTCGTTTCTAGCTTTATCTTCTGTCTTAAACGCGCCCGATAATTTCGCAGTTTTCATTGTACTATCGTGCTTTACACCTCGCACGCAAGCGCATAAATGCTTGCATTCTAACATCACTGCTACTCCTCCATTATTTTCACACACCTCGCTTAAATAATTGTGTATTTGCATTGTGAGATTTTCTTGCACTTGCGGGCGCCTAGCGAACCATTCAACTATTCGATTTAATTTAGATAATCCGATAACCTTGGTGCCAGGAATATAAGCCACATGAGCCTTACCAATAAAAGATAAATGGTGGTGGCTGCAAATTGATTTGACCTCAATATCTCCTTGAAAAACTATCCCATCATATTTATCCAAATTATCAAATGCGGTTATTTGCGGAGGATGGGTATAACAACCTTCAATTAAATCTTTTACAAAACTTTTTGCTACTCGAGTTGGAGTATTTTCCGAATTAGGATCATTTTTCCAATCTATTTTTAAGGCATCCATAAATTTCGCGTATGCCACCGATGCCTCATGTATCATCATTTCACGATCTATATCGGATAATGGAATATTATGGTTTGCATATTTTAATAAATCTGTATTACTCATCAATTTTATTTATAACTTAATATAATAAGAATATTTAAAATATTCAAATTATTTATCACATTTTTTACTAAAAATATTCGTGAATGAAATCTAGAACCGCAAGTCCTAGAAATAATACAATGCTGATAAATATAACCATGCCGAATAACAGCAATACACACCCTAGATGCCACGGTATGGATTTTTTGGATAAATATTTATTGACCGGTGCTGCCATATCCACCTTTACCTCTTTTTGTTTCTGATAATTCGTCTACTACTATAAATCTATATTCAATATCTTTCTCTATACGAATTTGCCCAATTCTATCGCCTATTTTGTATATGTTTCCTCCAGTATTACTAAATCTAAATGTAACCTCACCGCGATAATCTGGGTCAATTATCCCAACACTATTTCTTAAGGATAATCCAGTCTTTGATATGCTACTTCTTGGAAATAATTTACCAACATATCCAATTGGTATTTCAAATTGTAATCCAGTGCCGTATTCAATATATGATGTTCCGGATTGTTCATCGAAACAATGATGTTTACTGGTAGCAACTATATCATATGCAGCCGCGTGTTCTGTGGCGGCCGCAGGAGCGGATGCTATTGGGCTGCAGTATTTTATCTTAATATGAATCATAATTTACAACTTATATATTTCTGAATTTAATAAATTATTTGCAAATAACCAAATATCTTTACCAATTTTTTCGCTATAATATCTATAATAGGCATCACCACCTTTACCATTTAATGGGGCGATTAATCGCTCATATATTCGCTCGCGTATAATAAACGTGGCATCAATATCAGGTTTCCAATCATTGACAAGATGTGGAGGAAATTCGGACAAATCTAATTTCGTTCCAGGTTTAAATCCTCTACGTCGCATCTCATCATTAACAACATCCAACCTATTTTTTAGATATAAAATTTTATTTTTGAAAAAATTAATATGTCCGGTACCTAATTTAAATTTGTCAGGTATATCAGATTTAATTTGGAATTTGTGCATTTTTAATCCGCCGGTTATAACGGTGATTTCTACCGATTCTGCGATCAGGTGCTGATCCGCTAAATAGAATGGATTTACTCCAACATTAACTCGAGCCATAGGTTATTTATTTTTAATTAACCTATAAATTTATAACCTTTTTCGGGAGTATAAAAATCTATCCAGCCTTTTTTATATCAATTATTTCAGCTGGTTTCTTTTCAATAAATTCTACAATGTAATCAATTACTGCGGTAATATTTGTTCTATCTACACTGCATATTTTTGTGTCAATCAATTCCCGGGTGGTTAATGGCGTGGATACTTCATCGAAATTTTCAACCTCAAATTTAGCATATTGACCCAATGGTTCTTGAGTTTCTTTATTGAATGATATTTTTAAATATTTAATACTATAATATGCTGAGGCTGGTATCTTAAAGAAATGGTATTTATCTGAAAATGGATTATAACAAATGACTCGCAATACTCCAATTTTTTGATTCACATTTTTAATAGCGGCCACATAAATATCATTCATGACCTTTTTATTTTTCTTTCCAGCTTTAATAGTTGGAACTTTTGTATGCTGGACCGTAATTGTCTTTACATCGGAATCGTCCTGTAAATCGCGATGTTCTCCAATTTCACACATTGGTATCCCATACACTCTACTTACTGCAATTTCTGCTAATTGTGTACCGTTAATGATATTATCATCTATTAATTGTTGTATTGTAGGCGCTCCATTCTTATATGCCTTCTTAATAAAAAAGTTAATTAATCTTGTATTATGATGCTGATTTTTTGCTAATGTATGCATTTTTTATTTTATTTCTATTATAACCGTAAATATTTATCAATATAATTATACTACTTAATACTGCGTGACTCGGATTTGAAATGTGATAATCGTAATAAATCCAACCGGCATCTCCTATTATCCATATAATCATTGCAATTTTAAATCTACCAATTGCATTTTGAAAATATCCTAACAATACTAATCCGGCACATATCCATCCTAAAATTTCGATCATTTGTTTTTCTTTGGGCGACCACGCTTTTTAATTACTGGTAATTGTTCATTTTTTATTTCTTCATATTCAATATACGTCGCTGTTTGTTTTTTTAATTCCCATATTTTAGCTAAATAAATTCCTAAATTTCTATCCATTACACTCCAGTGGTCTTATTCCATGCCGAAACGTGGAGTCTTGTCAATCCAATAAATTTGTATTTCTTTGCCATTTCCATTACAAATCTGGTTCTTTCGTGGAAGTCATCTTGATCATCTAATCCAGGCATACATACTACTTTATTCAATGGAATATTAAATGGTTTAATAAACGTCTCGAACATTTCGAATACATCGTCCTCGGAACTAATTACAAATTTGAATTGGTAATTATTATGCTCCATTATTCGGAGAATTGCTTTTTCTACGATTCTCATTTTTGGAGACATTCCGCTATTTGATAATTTAGGAGAACAATTAATTTGATCAATGCAATCAAATAATGGTTGATCAATATATAAAGTACCATTAGTTTCAATTTCATTAATTTGGTCATATCCATTTGTTTTTCTATATCTAATAGATTCGCCATTATATAATGGTACCTGTACCTGTTTAGCAAATTCAATACTGGACCAATATTTCATAAAATTAACAATACTTTCTTGGTGCCCAGGTATTGTTGGTTCTCCGCCTGTCCAAATTAAATGGATTAATCCACTACAAATATCTTCATATATTCCCTGGTCTTTCCAACGATCAATTAAATATTGAAAATCCTGTTCCGTACCTCGAGCCCAAACGGGTATTGTATCGCAGGTCCACGTTGCGGATCCTTGTTCGTGTAAGTCACCAATAAAATCTCCGGGAGTATTTTGGCGAATTCCTTTTTTAAATTCGTTGACGAATTTAGGACTGGCTCCGCAGGTCAAATTGCAATTAGTCAGTCGGATAAAATACGCTGGATACCCGCTTGTAATACCTTCTCCTTGGATACTATAAAAATCCTCAGACAATAATAACTTATCAGATTTAATCTTGGTCATGTTCGTCGATTATATAATAATTTATATACAAGTTGTCCCAAACAAAGTTTAATTCTTGTAAATTGACATCATTTAATATTTCCTCTCTAATTAATGATGTAAAATTATCAAGCATTTTAGATGAAGCCCGCGGGTCGTCTACTACAAATACTTCTGATTTAAATATCTCAGAATTTTCAAATTCAATTGTAGTAATAAATGAAAATTTAGGTATTACTTTATAAAATATTTGATCAATATGACTGTGAGGTATAACTTCCTCAGAATACACTTCGAATCCAAAACCTAAAGCAGCAATACCATCTATTTTAATATAGTCGGACAGTATCGGTAAATATTGCTGATTATTATAATGCTGCTTTATTAAATGATCTAAATCTTTAAATTTTGATTTAATGTTTATTTGCATCTCTTCTATTTTTATTATTAATAATATTAATGAAATATATTGGATTATCCAAATTTTTTCACATTTTTTTATAAAATATTAAACTAATGATTCATTAGCATTTACCAAAAAGAAATAATTGTTGGATCCAATCTTTGCCTATCGGTATCATTCTAACTCCGTGTATGTTTTAATAAATATATCTTCTTTGCACGGATAAAATTCGCCATTAATACCTTTGATTATATAATCGGATATGGTAGCATGCATTGGGCCTTCTAATGTATAAATTTTTAATCCATTGGATTCCACTTGTACTATAAATTCCTCCCACGTGAATGCTGTGGCATTTGTATGCGGCTTCGCAAATTCGGTAATCTCTTTTAAATTATCACCAGTCCATTGAATTGCTTCAATTACAATAGGTTTTTTTACATATTTTTTTATCATATTTCACATCCTCCACCTGCGCAGGCTAATTCTCCTGCTAAGTTTGTATTATCAATGTCTTCAATTATTTTAGTTAAATCCAATTCATGTAATAATTTCATTTTGCGTTCATATTCTTCTTTAGTTATAGTTTCGAATGGGGCCTGAATATATGATCCGCCGTCGTATGGCAACACTGATAATCCATTATAATATTCACGATTTATCCACATCCAATTTCCAACAGCATCCCATTCATCGGAATCTTTTATAAAAATCGTGGCAGATACATTATGGGTATTATTTCCTGTTATATGCCCAGGTCTAACCCAATGCATACTATATTGTTTTACCCGTTCCAAAACATCTATGGCAGTTTCTTTATTGCGTAATATTGCTCCTTCTGGTGCTCGTTGCGGCAAAGAAACAATTGTAGTATCGTGTGGTCTAAAGAAATCGTCTTCTAATATTTCTGGATGATTTTCTTGCAAATATTTTGCAATCGCTTCATCTTTACCTAAACGCATTCTTCTATCATAATATTCATCGAACCACGCATGAATACCTGAGCTTGTTCCTAATACAATAGAAGTTGTACCAGAAGGTTTAATACATGTAATTCTTGCTGCCGGTTTTATACCCAATAATTTTGCCCATTCTTTATTTGTGGATACTGCTATTTTCGCAGCGGCAGTCAAATCTAATTCTGCAAGTTTATTGGATGCTATACCGGTGATTCCTACGCCTAATAACGCATCCTTTTCAGTTGTGCGTCGCCATATAGGTCGCAAGTAATGAAAATCTGATACAGACGCTTGTAAGGTTGCCAAAATAGTAGCATGGCGTACGCGTTGTTCTAAATCTTCCTGGTCTTTAACAGTATCCCCATTTACTTCCGATAAATTACAAAATTGGAATGGCCGCAATGCAATTTCGCAGCATGGATTAGTTCCCCAATCTTTGTCATTGGAAAAATAAATACCTGGTTCGCCTGCATTGCTAGCTTGGATTTTCTTCCAAATGCCAAAAAAGAATTCTTCGGAACATTTATGTCTAATTAATACAACCGAATTATTAGCACGGCCGCGCTGAGGATTTAATTCCCACCAATCGCCAGTTTTACATGCCATCATTTCTTCATCAGTGGCACTAAATAAGGATATCAATGCAGCACGCCGAATACCACCTGCTAATACCGCATCTGCAATATGACAAACTATATCGTGAATTTCTAATGAAGTTAATTGTTCGCCATCTACTTTATTTTGCAATATTGCTTCTATTTTTACCAAACATTCCCTTATCGGACCGGGACCTGGAGCCTTACCACCTGCGGTAACTAATGGACTTCCTTTTTCTCGTATATCTCTAAAATCAAATACTATTCTATTTCCCGCAGTAAAATAAGTTTTCATTAATGCTTTAATAGCATCTGCCCATCCCTCAATACTGTCGCCAATTAAAAACCGTTTTTTTCTATCGGATTTTGGTTTTCTAATTTCTGGTAGTTTTTCAATATGATGTATTTGCACAGAAAATCCTACCCCAATTCCGCCTAATAATAAAAACATTATTTCGGGAAAGGCTCGCCAATCGTCAATTGGTAAATATGCACAATTATATATCCTCGACGGGTTCAATTCAATTGGCAACCCTGCAAATTGCATAGATCGCATTGAGGGTAGAATTTTATTAGATAGCACTGAAGAATATGCTTCCATTATTCGTGTTTCCAATTCTGGAAATCTGCCGATATGGAATTCTGCATTTCTATAAATTATCTCTGGAAATGTTTCTCTTCGTTTTAATGCCGGAATATATTTGGCATACTTTGTATATATTCCTATATCTGATAAAATCTGTTGACTAATATCCATTTAATTCTCCCTTAAAATTTTGATTGGTTTAACTGTTGAAATCTAGTTTTTAAATAATTACGCTCATATTCATTATCTGTTTTCATTTGTTTAACTACTTCCCTGCCAGTATCAGATACTTGTGAAAATATTTCAAATGTGCCTATGTTTAAATCCATCGATACTGGGAATGTTATTCCATCAGGACCAAACCTATTTTTAATTATATGGAACCTGGCAGTATTTGCCATTTTATCTTTAGATTTTCTAGATATTGATGCGATAAAATCGGCTGTCATTACTTTACCGTAACTTTCGGATATTTTATCACTTTCAATTACATCGTCTTCTACTGCGGATCTTTGTGTTTGGGATACTGTCCAAATTGGGATATTGCATTCGCCTGCCATTCCACGAAGATCCTCATATAATGTTTGTAATGCCTCATGCTTT